AAACAGGCTCTCCTCTAGCCATTCTTTGTTTAACACTATCAATAGTGGTCATAGCTTTCTGTGCTTGAGAAACAGATTTTAAACTGTCTTTAACTACACGAGGCTCCTCTATAGTGTCTCTAAGCTCTCTAAGCTGAGCTACTGGTCCTAATGATTGTACGTTAAATTTAGATAAACTTTCTGCTCTTGCTCTGTGTAATTCTTGAGACTCTACAGACTCATCTTCATACCCAGCAATCCTAACAAGTTTAGTGAACTCTGAAACTTCTTCTTGTTCTTCTGGAGTATACCTTTTTAAATCAGCAGGGTTTTTAGTTCTCATATACGTTGTTACAGAGTCACCTGTAAATTCTTTAACTAGATCAGCAGCTTGCTTATCAGTAAGACGACTACCTTCTATTTCTTTTTTTAGAGCATCTACTTGTGGTCTTAAAACAGAAGCACGTTCTCCTTGAACAGCAGCAACCCTTAAAAGATTAGCGGCTTTAGTTCTTTGCTGCTCGCTTATCTTTTGATTATTCATAATTCCAGTCAAATCTGTCATTAACAAGTTAGCAGTAGCTGCTTGTGCTTGAAGATCAGCCGCTTGTTGCTTTTCTTTTTGTTCTTGCTCTCTTGCCAAAGAACCAACAGAAGCTGCTCTAGCTAAATCTCCCCTAGATTGATAAACTTCTGCGAGTTTTCTGTTATACTCAACGCTTCCCGGAGTCAAACCAGCGAGCATCCCTGCTTCTTCTCGTCTTTGTTGTCTTTGTTGAAGCTGACCCGGAATACCACCAATGGTACGACCTAAGCCAAACAAACTTTCGGTCATCGCGGGACGACCCAAGTTTGCTAGGAACTGTTGTGAAAATGTAGCCATTGTGTTCTCCTTTAGCTAAATAAGCCGCCAAGTGCTGCTGTTGCTAGACTAGATCCAAAGCCGCCAGCTAGGTTTGCTTGTGCTAATCCAGACTGCAACAGAGCTTCTAAACCAGAAGCATAGGTCTGACCATACGTGCCAGCTTGCTGTGCCTGTGCTTGTCTAGCACGTTCAGCAGCAGTCATTCCGGGCTGCAGTGCTGACAATAGCTGTGCCTGTGGTACGTACCCAGCAGCCAACATCCCTGACCCAAGCTGAGCCTGTCGTTGTTGCTCTTGTCCTGCAAACTGCATTGCGTTCAACATTGCTTGGTTTCTGGCTTCTTCCTGAGCTTTGGCTAATACAAGAGCTTCCGGTGTTCCTCCGAACATACCAGTAGTAACACCTAAGCGTCCTTGTGCAGCCAGACGTTGCTCTAGTGCAAGCCTCTGTCTTTCCTCTTCAGGAGACATTGCTGTACGCATACGCTGGTACACTTCCTGCTCACGGTCAGCTACAGGCATTGCAGCTTGTCCGAAGAACTCCTCTGCACGAGCCAGTTGCTGCTGTTGTAGAGCTTGCTCTTCGGGAGAAGTCTGCAGTTCATACACCATCTGACCCGTAACTGGATCACGCTGCATACCGAACTGACCACCAGTAGCTGACGTTACGGTGTAGGGTTGAAACTCAAGCATACCGCTGAGTTCTTGAGCAAGACCGTCTGGGCCAGTAAACTCACCATAGGCGCGTTCACCGATATCTCCTACGTCGCTATAGCCTTTTTCAGCCAGTGCTAAACCAGCTGTCCCTAAGCCTAGAGCAGCAGCTGTCTGCGCGGGGTTTCCGTCTTTGCCACCGATGGCAGCTAAAATCTCAGAAAGCGTCATTAGTATGTCCCTCCGTCAATAGTACCAGTTGACAACGTACCAGTAAACGCAAACCCAGCCATTGTTACAGTCCCCGTAAACGTAGGACTAGCAGTATCTGCTTTAGTTGCTATGGCTGTACCAATGTTGTCAAACTCAGTTTCAAACTCAGTTCCTCTGATTCTTTTGCCACTGTCACCGGAAGGTAAACTATCCTTAGCAGCAAAGTCAGTAGTTTTAGTATAGTTACTCATATTGTTTTACCTACCAGTGCTAATACATTAATGTCTTGTAAAGACAACTCTTGTCCATTTATGTCAGATTCCAAACCAATTGTTAATGTTGAACCACTACTATTAGTGTTGATAGCTTCTCTAGAAGTAAGCTCTCCTTCAGAGAACTCAGCAAAAGACACAGCAGATAGTGTAGACAAATCTACAAAAGAACCGCTTATGTAAACATAATAAGTGTCTGTTGCTGTATCAAAGTAGCTGTCTCCGTTTAACAAAGCACCTCCTCCTGAACCCGTAGTGGGAGCTGAAGTAAAGTCGCCAAGAAACTTATTGACTACATAAACACCGCCAGTTAGCGTAGAAGAAATACCATAAGAGGACAGTTCGCTAAATTCGGGATACTCGTCTAGGCCATATTCTCCTTTTCCCTGACTCCTGATAGTAATAGAAGCAGAGTTATAAGCAGTCCCAAAATCATAAGACCACTTTAAAAAAATTCTAGCACCGCTGCCGCCAATCAAAGTTGGTCGCAGTTTTTTTAGAAATTTAATCTTAGACGGATCTCCAAATGTTAGCTCTGGACTAAAGTATTTTAAACGGTAGGAACTACCATTGTCTTGATAACCAGCATATCTTCCAAAACCGCTGGTGTTGCCTATAAGCAAATTACCGTTGTCTCTGCTTTCGTAACACTTAAACCCTGTTCCCGGCCAGCGTGTTACTCTGTAAGACCCATTTTCTAAAGTACCTCTTATGTCAAAACAATACGTCGTGTCCTGATTGCTAAAGGTAAGCAAGTAGAAGTTTTCTTCCGGGTGGTACACTGACTTGTACAACTCGTTTGCTTCATTAATCAGCTGAATAATATCCTTAGTGATTGTAGAAGACAGTGTAGTCAACGGCATTGACTTTTCTTGTATTGTTCTACCAAAACTCTTAAGTCCGGTCTGAGACAGAAACAAAACGTCTGAACCTGTGTATTGCACAGTGTCTCTACCTATACAACCAATCCCAGCTACCGTATCCGACAACTGCATACTTGCAGGAGCTTCAGCACCTGAGTAAACCACAATACTGTGCTTACCGAAGATAATCAATGCGTTGTTATGTGCAGCCAGTGCTACAATTTCGTCATAACCATCAGGCCAAACCTTAGAAATGTCAATAGACCCTGCTGTTCCTCCTGACCAATCCTGACCTATCAAAAGATCTGACCAGTAAATTTTAGACTTTTCTGTAGCAAAATCAGCAGTCCATAATCGACCATAAGCAGCCAGAACTTCGTTACCGTACATCGTAAGAGCTACACCAGCAGCTCCTGAAACTGAACTAAGCTCTTCTACTGCTTTTGACGTGCTGTCATACACTAGAGGTTCATGTCCACTCTGAAAGAAGTAAATCTTGTCGTTAAACGTGACCATCTTCCAATTATCATCAGAGATTGTGTAACCACTGGGCGTTTCGTCAACCAGAGTTTCTGTGCCGCTTAAGATCTTATTATTTCCTACTGAAAATACTTTAATGTTTCCCGCGTCGTCTCTAAACTCTTTAATTGCGCGTAACGGGTTTGTCGAAAGATCTGCACTAGTCTGAGTAGAAGAAAACGTAGCAGTCGTTCCAGAAGTACCGCCAGTAAGTGTCTCAGATGCACTGAAGGTTCCTGAACGGGTGTCCTCTATGAGCAACACAGTCCCATTGTACACTTCGGTAATCGTTGCTGTAGCGCCTGAAGTTCCTCCCGTAATTGTTTCGTTTGGTTGAAATCCCGTGGTGTCGTCCACTACGACGTACTCAAACGTAGCTTGTGTAAGCAACACATAGCCTTTACGGGCAGCAAGACGCCCACGATTGTCAATCACTGCGTTGTCAGCGCTTTCAGCAAAAGACGGATCTTGAGACAACGGAGAATCTTCGGTATTGATACCTTTGAAGCCCGGTGCGACAAGATTTATGCTTTTGAGTTCCTGTGCCATACTACTGCCTTACGGAGTGTAAAATATAGTTTCTTCTGGGTGTCTACCAGCGTCCTGTGCAATCGCGTCGGACAGGTACTTGTTGGCCATCTGGAAGTACTCTGCAGTCGAAGTCCCACCAGTTTCACCACGCTCTCGTGCTGCCAGCGCCACTGCATAGTGCACTACAGGCATCGAAGGTATCTTCAGCGTGTCATCATCAGCACTCAAGTCGGGGTTACGCAGAGCGCAGTTGAAGCGCAGTGAGTACACACCATCAGGCTTAGGATACAAGTCAACTAGTGTGTCTCCATCTGCGTTGACACCGTTGTACGTGTAGTACTCAGGTGAGCCTGTGCGTGGCTCAGCAATCAAGTACGCTTCGTCAAACCAGTTGTTTGTCTGGTAGCTCATAATGAAGTTAGACGTGTCATTCAGGACGTTCAACTCCTTGATACTGTTCTGGCTACCAGTGAGTGCGTAGTTGAACACGTCAGCAGTCGTAGTGATCGTAAGCGTAGTCCTGAGTGCAGACCAGTCCCATGAGTTCTCCACGAGATCTTTGGCATCATTAACGATGTCACCAATGAGCTTACTGTACGCTGTGGTTTGTACCGAAGTAACTTCTGTTTCACGAAGTCTCCTGAGTACGTTGTTGACTAAATTAAGATAAGTCATGAAATCATATCTCCAAACAAACTTCTGTTTATTAGGCTATTAAGTTCTACCATGTAGTCTTTTTGTTCATACGGTACGCCAACAAAAGGGATGTCCTGAGATGGAAGACCACCGCCAGCATACGGTTGAAATCTACTAGCAGCCATCATACCTCTGGGTTTTACTGCTGGGGCATCTTCGTCACCTTCGCCTTCTCCAGTTCCGTCTCCACCTTCACCTTCGCCAGTACCGTCGTCACCTACGCCTTCTTCTCCAGTTCCTTCCTCGCCAGAGCCACCTCCACCAGTACCACCTTCGCCTTCACCTTCGTCACCTGCTCCTGTTCCTTCACCAGTTCCTTCCCCAGTTCCAGTGCCAGTACCAGTTCCTTCTCCGTTGCCAGTAGTTCCTCCAGTAGTTCCTCCTGTAGTTCCTCCTGTAGTTCCTCCAGTAGTTCCTCCTGTAGTTCCTCCAGTAGTTCCTCCAGTAGTTCCTCCAGTAGTTCCTCCTGTAGTTCCTCCTGTAGTTCCTCCTGTAGTTCCTCCAGTAGTTCCTCCAGTAGTTCCTCCAGTAGTTCCTCCAGTAGTTCCTCCT